CTAATAGCGTTTCCTGGGTTTAGAGTTGAGGATCTCCTTTACCTTTTCCGGTTCATAGCCTGCCAGTTCCCTGATGAATGCCTTCTCTTTATCACTGATGATGTTCTCGGCCTGACCGGTAATAATGTACTCAATCAGGTACGGAAAGCGTTCACTGATCGCTTCCAGCAAATCACTGGTCGGCCTCTGGCGACCATGTTCTATGTTGGAGATCAAGTTTACGCTGCATCCCAGCAAATCAGCCCACTCTTTACGGGTGTATTCCAGCAATCGACGAACCAGCTCCAGCCGACCATTCATGGTCAAACCGTTATTGTCAGTCCTGCTCATTTATCAGCTCCTATCCCCCTCTTTAACCGCCTTATGAGCAGTTAAATCAGGTAGTCCTGTTGGTATGTATTAATACTACCTTCGCTAATAAATTTTTGCAGTACATGACATATATACATGCAAGGTAATAAAAACCTTTACATTATCTTATTATAGATGTAAATATTACATCTGCATGCTATATGCATACTTTATAGAAGTTTTCATAAACCCAATCGTCACGGATGATGGTATGGACATTGAAGACCTGATCATTAAGGGTCACCTCCCCAGTGAAGTCATTTGTACACCAAAGGCTTTCGCCCAATCTCTGGATATTTCAGAACACGTTGTTCGTCATTGGATGAAACAAGGACTCCTGCCATTGTTTCGAATTGGAAGACGGGTGTTTATCAATATGCTGTTACTCAGGGAGCAAATTGCAAAAGGCCAGAACAACATTCCTCTTAAATAAAATAACAAGGACGAAAAAAAATGAGCAATGTATTTATTTTTACAGGCAATGCTATTGAAGCGGTTGATGTTATTAACGACCCTTATCTTCAATTAATTTTGATACAGTATTCTATCAAATCTGTAACCATTCAAAAAGAACAATTGGAGTTTCAATTAGCTGATCAAGCACATTTTATTTCTGAAAACCTTAAAGCCCAATTGCTCAATGAATTAAAAACCCTGAGAACCATTCAGGCATTTCTTTCTGAGTGGTTTAATCAGTTAAATGAGTCCTGCCCTAACCCATAAGAACACCACCATGAGAAGAAAAAGAACAAGCTCACGGGTTAAACCTGGCTGCTCTCTGGAGGAAAGACACCTGGTAGCAATGGACATTATCAAGTCCCACATATGGGAGTGTGTCTACCATTATCACCGCACTAAGGGCGTGATTATCGGGCGTGAGCCTCCTAACGACACATGGCCAACCAGCAACCACACGTCGTCTGACACGTAAAAACCCAATTGATTTATTGACAGTGAAGGCAAGGCATTAAAATTAATCGCAGGGCAACCCCTTGCCCTTTCATGCGATTAATTGCCTTGCCAAGCTTTGCTGTCAATAAATCAATTTTCGCTTTTGAATTGTAAATTTTCACTTTTCTTTTAGCCACTGTTGGCGGTTACGGGCGAGTTTAAAACCCCCTATTGAAAACCATTCCCTTTGCAATTAAATCTGTAATTGCCAAAACAACAAATTACATCAGGAGCAAAAAAATGGAATCATCAATAAAGGCACTTTACCTGGGCGCAAAAGTTACCGAATTTGAATCCAGTCGCTATTTAAAAGTTTTTCTTTCTGCGACAGGAGAAGATGACGACCCCAATATTTTCGGACTGGATGTCATGATTTGCAGTTCTGATTATGAAAGACTTCAGGATTTTCAATCCCTGCAACCCTTAAAACCTTACGAGTTTCGAACCAAAGTCATGTCCGGTTCAAAACAACGCATCTCCATCAAAATTCTTGGCATTAAAAAACCGGCATTAGAAAAGGCGGTTAAGTAATGCAACTGCTTCTGTGTGATGGCTTCAGTTCGGATTCGGAAGGGCAGATTTCCTGCTCTGGTGAGTCCGCCACCATCACGCTTGAAGAGGTGCAGGCGATCCCTGCATCGAATGGGCTGACGAAAGAACAGGCGGATGCCCTGATCAGCGCAACGCTGATGCTGCTGGTCATCGGGTTCATCTTTGCCCTGATCCTTCGTCAATTACGTTAACCAACAAGGAGATTAGCCATGAAGAAGCTAAAACACCTTGCACTCCTGCTGGCAACTTCAGCAATGGCATCCAGTGCCTTTGCCGAGATTGATGTGTCAGCAGCCACTACCGCCATTTCAACCGATGGTTCGACAGCGATTACCGCTGTGGGTACTGCATTGATTGGCGTGGCGGCACTTGCCGTGGTGTTCAAATGGGTCAAAGGCGCGATTTTCGGCTGAGACTTGTTTGCATGGGTTGGCGGGAGGTTCGTCCTCCCGTCTTTATGTCCAGGGATGGACGGTATGCTGGCAATACACGAGCAATTGTCAGTATGAACAACCATAAAAGGACAACAGGCTTATGTGGGTTCCAGACTATGGATGGTTCTATGTACTGGTTGTCCTCATGGCTGTCTGGATGATGCAGCCATGAAACGACTTTTAGCCGTTATTCTGCCCAGTGTTTTCAGTCTGGATGTTTTATCTTATCAAACTGGTGGTGCTGATTGTACGTCGCCCATCGGTCAAACCTATTCCCATAACTCTGGCTCAACCTACTCTGTTCGCTTGTTATCCCATGTTCATAATGGCTTAAATCAATACCCAAACAGCACCCTGTACAATTACTGCCCTCCTGATGATCAATCATCAAGTTTCACTGCGCTCTACAACTTCAGTACACCACCTGAATGTGAGGTGTATGACGAAACGGGTTCCTGTACTTCATCATGCTTAACAGCAAAACCAATCACCAGTTCTACCAATGCTCAAACGGCCTGTTACAACCAGTGCAGCTATACCTCACTGGGAGGATTTCGTGACTATGACAATGCACTGGCTCCCATCGCCTATGAATACATTCCGACCGGAGGAGCCTGTACCGGTAATGAAGACACGACTCAGTTAGCGGGTATCAGCGAATACACCGAAATCAATGAAGATGAACTGCCTTGCCGGACGGATGGTTATACCCAGGTCTGCATCAGTGCTGATCAAACCTGCAAGTTGGTGAATGGGGTGCCTGTCTGTATTGATAACGAAACACTGGAAGACCAATTCAACTGCGGAACCTTTAACGGTGAAGTCGTCTGCTTTGAAAAGAATGCTTACAGCAACTGCCAATACGTCAACGGTGAATACCTTTGCACCTACCCTGAAGGCGATATGGTTGACCCAAATTCTGCGGATCATCCTGCCAATGGTGGCAATGCTAATGGCAGTACAACGGATGATATTCTCGATCAGCAGGATCTCACGGACAACACACCTGAAGCCCAAACCGTTCAGCAAATTGTCAAAGAAACGGGTATTCGCCAGCAAGCCGAAAAACAGGCAGAAAGCGACAATCCCAAATCAGCATTCTCTGGTTTTGAATGCGATAAAGAAGTGACCTGTTCCGGTGACGCGATTCAGTGCGCCATTGCCCGAATGGAGAAAAAGCAACTGTGCCTCTCCCAATACAACGAGGGGGAAGTCGGTTCCATCATCAGCAACAACCCAAACATGTCACCACTGGGGTCACTCCCAGGTGACACGCTGGAAATTCACGTTGAAGACTTCCTGGATACCGATGAATACGTCACGTCGGACAACCAATGCCCAGACCCAATCGGCTTTACCGTTCTCGGTGCTGAATATGAATTTGTCCTGACTCCGTTGTGTGACCTGGCTTCCTATATCTCATGGTTCATTATTTTTGCCACTTGGTTCTCGATGGCGGTGATTCTGGCCAAGTCACTTGGTTCTGGTTAAACAACACAACAAATAGGAGAAACCTCATGGGCTACATACTCACCTTTATTGTTTCCACCATTGTTCCCATTGCCTGGCTACTGCTGCGCGGACTGGGTGTCGGTGTGGTCACCTACTTTGGCCTGGATATCATGGTGGATTATCTGGGTGAGCAGATACAGGCCAACTTTGATGGTATGCCGGTTGCCATGTTCCAGATGCTTTCCCTGCTGGGCATTCCGAAAGCGGTCAATATCGCACTGTCGTTTATCACCGTCATCATGGTGATCAAGGGCATCTCCTATTTCAACGGACGGCCAAAACAAAGCGTTTCCTTCTGGAAAGGCTTTGGTGGCACGTCCTGAACCACGGGTTGTTAACGCTGTCTATTGAGCCGCTGGAAATGGTGTTCTTTTCCTGAAAAGAACTCGGTTTCCAGCGGAACCCAACAACAACAGCCATTAACAATCCGCAAGGATGACCACAGGAGAAAAGGGACAGTGCTGCACTTCATTACCGGCAGACCAGGTGCCAGCAAAAGCCTGAACTGCTTCAAAACCGTCTGCACCGATAAGAAATACGCTGGCCGACCCAAGTTCTACAACAACATCAAACTCAACCTGCTGGACTATCAGCAGTGCCAGACCTTCCAGGCATTTTTCTACGACATCTATCTACCGTCACTGACCAGGAATCAAAAGTCTGTCATTGCTCCGATGATTCAACCGATCCATGAGCAAAAGCGATTTGTAGAACTGAAGGATGCGCCGTTTCTGGAACAGGCTTTTCAGCAACATGATCCACTGAGGCAATGGCTGAAGTGGGTGAAAGTCTGCTATCCAGCTTCACAAGTTCAGAAAGTATCGGAGATCGAGAAGAATGCACCTGAAGGTGTGGAACTCACTTTCAAGGACTTCGAGCATCTGAACCTGCACTGGACACACTTTCCTGATCCTCACCAATGGTACGACCTGCAAGGTTACTCAGTGCTGGTGATCGATGAGGCACAGGAGTTCTTTCCGGTACGCTCCGGCAAAGACAAAGTCCCTGTATACGCTTCACGCTTTGAAAAGCATCGCCACGACAGTTTTGATGTCATCCTGATTACCCAACACCCGAACTTTCTTGATGTACACCTGAGAAGGCTGTGCGGACACCATACCCACTACTTCAATTTCTGGGGATCGTCCAAAGTCACCCGATACACTTGGGACAAGTGCGCTGATCCCGATGACCACTTTGCCAAGAAAGAAGGACGCAAATCCGTCACCGGCAAACCCAGGAAATACTTCGGAGTCTACTTCTCGGCCTTTGAGCACACGCACAAGCTGAGCCTGCCGCCGGTGATCTGGCTGATCCCGCTACTGCTCGGTGCTATCGGCTGTGCACTCTATTTCGGCTACACCACGCTTACCCCTGATCAACCAGGCGAAGCCGCACCAGCACCGGAACCCTCCGGTTCTCTGCTGCCGGTTGCTGACACCCAGCCTCAAAGCCGTGAGCAGTATCTGGAAGAGCGCAAGCCGAGAATTGTCGGCATCACACATACGGCGCCGGTCTACGACCACCTCACCAAACCCCGCTCCTTCCCTAAGCCACAAAACTGTGTGCTCTGGCGGGAAGACACCGCACAGGAAGTCTGCATCTGTTACTCCCAGCGGGTGACACGGATGGATGTGCCGGACTACCTGTGCAAATCCGTTGTCCGCAACGGCTATTTCGACGAAACACTCTCGGATAAACGACACGACAGAAACAGTCGCCGCAGCCAGAAAAGAGAGATTGCACCCTATGACGAACTCTGAGCCAGACACTGTGCGAGGCTGCAACGCGCAGCGCAGCCCGCACAGGCGGACGTTCCTGTAGCACGTCATTAAACAAGGGTAGATATAAGACAAAAAGTTATAAGAAGGATTTTATAATGCAATCTTTAGAACGATATGAACTATCAGAGGATAGAGCTGAAACCATAGCCAGTGATAAAGGCCTTCTCTTTGTCCATCCTCGCTATGGGAAAGTACAGGATCTCTATCAAGACAATTTCCAGATCGTAGGAACCTATGTGGATACCTTACGACAGCTTTTTAAAGGCGCTATGGATCTGGACTTCCTGACGGATATCGAAGACTCCATGAGCTTTGGGGAGAAAACCTTCCGGTTTTTGGGTCATAACTGGATACTGGGCAAAAGTGGTAAAGCATCCGGTTACCAGTATCGACTCCAGAATAACCAGCTTGGAGTCATTATCTTCTGCAAAATGTTCCACTCCAAAGCGGAATCCATTGGCTCCCACCTGAAAATTGAATGCTCCCCGTGGTTCCTGGATAACCGCTCTCCAAAGAAAGTGGATCAGTTCCTGACGAACATTGCCAAGAAAGTGCTTCGATGCGCTGAACCGCACTACCCTGCTATCCACCTGGCGGTGGACGTACAGGGTTGGAAACCGGATAACGAACTCTCTGAACGAATGACCTGTAAATCACGGAGAATCGCCCAGTTTAACGGGATTGATAAAGCGGAGTTCAATGTCTCGGAAGTCTCCTGCATCTATGATCGTTCCCAGTCTTTTAAGTTTGGCTCTGCGGGTGCCGTCCAAATGGCCATCTACAACAAAACCATTCAGGCCAAAACCATTGATAAGTTCGACTATATGGAACACAAATGGGAACAAAGCACCCAATTAAAAAATGGTTGCAGTGGATATGATCCTGAATCCGATGTCTTCCGGTTTGAGGTACGCTTTCACCATTCCGTGATCCAACAGTTTGCCCTGGGAACCTGCAACAAAGAAACCGGTGAAATCGGCGTTAAAATGAACACCTACTCCGAGGTCATCAAACATATTCAGGCACTCTGGCTCTACGGTCTGAAATCCTTCAAACTCAAGTACAACAGCAACTACCTTGATCCGATCTGGACAATCCTGCTGGACGATATCGTCTTCAAATACCCTGAGTCCGCCTACAAAGAGAATCTCCACTACAAACGCTACTACAAAAAAGCCACCTCATTCTCCGGCAAAAACTACCAGCTCTACATCGGTAACTTACTGTCAGCCTGTGCACGAAAAGGATTGAAGTTCAAAAAGGTACTGAAAGAACTGCAAGAAAGCATTATCTGGACAGACATTGCCGACCACTACGAGAAAAATAACACGACTGAACACCAACTCATTGAGCGACTACGAAACTCCTATCAGGAAAGAATACTGATGGGATACAGCATCTAACCAGCCCTTAAAATGGCGCAGAAAGGGGATAAACCCCACTCTGCTATTTCTTGGTGGGACGAATCTGCTGCTCAAGTGAGGAATGATCTTTAAGTAAAACGTGAAGAATTTCCAATATGGCCACCAGTTCTTCGACTTCGGAATTATAACTCTCGCGAATCACCTTGGTGGTGTACTGGCTCAGTTCTGAAATTTCATGTCGCTTTTCTTCAAGCTGATTTTTGGTCAAATGAATCAGGGTGCAGAGCATCGAGTTAGTGAGTGTTTTCATGATGTTTACCTCGTTTGCTGAATGTAATTTGTCCAGGAACGACAGGTAAAGACGTGTCCAAAAAATGTTTTGTCCGAAGAGGCAACAGATTTATTGGACTACGTCGGGTGTTGTTCAAAATTACAACTATTCAGCAGGAGGTAGGCTTTCAGAATAAAACTGACGCACAGACTCAAACCCCTGAATATAGTCCAAATCGAGGTTGAACCAGCACATAAAAAGGTAGTGGAGAGCCTTTATTACCAAGTGATGAGCTGTAAGTAGAAGACGATGGAAGAACAATAAAGATTTTCTTTAATTATAAAGCCCTACCTGATACTTTAGTCCGGTTTTTGTAAGCAACGGTTCACATCATCGAACCAATATTACATCCCAAAAATTGTTGTTGAGCTGTTTGATATATGTGCTCCCTGATGTCTGTATAAGGCAGAAGTTAAAATCGACGGGCGGTAGCGTGCCTGATGGTCATCACTCTCAATCTGCTGTATGAGCATACAGTTATAATAAAAAGTCGGTGATTTTGCTGAATTCCCAGAGTGTATAGCGTACCCACAATTCTTGATAAATAGTGGTAAAAAATTTATCTGTATGTTTTTAGAGAAATAATTTTAGCCTCTGGATCTTTATCGTGAATCTTGATTCTCGATTAATACCAATTCTCGCTTTGTCAGAACATGACTAGTACGGCTTAATTAATTATCGTATTAAAAAATTATAATTTTCAATTAGTTGAAAGTTTTAAAGTGAACTCGTGCGTGCAGATATTCAAAGTGAAAAGCGGAATTCGCACTAATAAGTGTTAGCTGCTATGCCGAAAAAAACGAAAGTGTAGTGTATTTAAAAAAGCAATAAATAAAAACTTTATTTACTTTATAGATATTTAATATTTCCCAGTAATTCTAATACTTACTTGTTTTGTGAAATAAATATGACTATTGATTTCAAAAGAATCAGCGATGATGGCGAAGACTTTGAACTCTTAATTAGAGATGTTCTAGAAAGTCATGGGGTCAAAATTCTATCTTCACCATCAAGAGGTGCTGACCAGAAAAAAGACTTAATTGTTGAAGTTGAGAATAAAGATCAAATAGGTACAACAACCTCAATAAAGTATTTAGTTCAATGTAAACATAAAGCCCACAGCAACAAATCTGTATATGAAAACGAGCTTGGGGACTGGAGAAGCGCTTGTAAAAAATTTAAAGTAGATGGTTATTTTCTAATTACTTCTACTATTGCTAGCGCAACTGTTCAAAGTAATTTCGATGCAGAAAACTCTGATAGAAATGGCTTTAAAATGAAAGTTTGGGATAGGCAACAGCTCCAATCTATGATTGAGCGCAGTCCCAAATCAGTATCAATAATAAAACAATATAATCTAAAAAATAGCATTAATATACTCTTTGAACAAATAGAAAGAATTTTGTGTGGAGAATACCATCTTCCTTTCAAGCATATTGACACTGTCAATGAAAATCATTTTAAAGGATTAATATTTTCTAAAGTTGAACTGAATAATGAGTTTAAAACTGAAGAAAAAAGAATTGGTTACTTTTGTTTTACAGATAACCAAATCCAAGAGGTTGTTACTACATTTAAGTTAAGTGAAATAAACATTATTGATGATGAAAAGAAGCTCCCTGGCTCTATTTCCTTGAATGATCTTTATAGGACTTTGCAGGGTTTTAGGGACACCTATTATCAAAATGCTATATGGACAGCTTTGTCTTGCTGTTACCAGAACCCTACAGCCGTAAGAGTTTTGGAGACCTCGTTAAGAAATTTACCTTATCAGCCACAAGAAGTGACAATAAGAAATTTGAATTTAACTATTTCTTCTGATTTGTCGTCAATGGACTGCATATATATTTCAGAAGCTGTTAAGGTCGTTGTTAATTTAGATATTCAGAATTCCAAAAATAGCATCTTGTCTCAACTTAGAAAGGCTGACGACTGGAATCTTAATACTGTTGAAACATCATTTTTATCTCAAAATCTTGTTACAGGGTTAATTGAACTCGATAGGGATATACAAGAACTAAAAGATGAAGTGTTTGAGGTTTTTTCTTATATAAAGGATGTTCAAGTCAAAGCTGAATTGATCGAATACTTTATAGCCTTAAAAATAGAAGATAAAAATAATGTATTAATGACTTTTTTTGATACTCATATAGGACAAAGGATACCACCTAGAAATCATGGCGTCAGTTATTCACCTAGAAGAGTTGTTATTCTAGAAAATTCGGATTTTTCAGATTTTGATAGTTTGAAAAAAAGTTACATAGAAGCAGTTCAATAATACAGAAATACCTTTGTTCAGTTTTAGAGTAAGGACGCAGCTAACAAGTGCGTGGTGCGGACAAGCCGCACACGCAGGCGTTAAGCGCAAAAAACATCAACAACGGAGTATCATAATGAGACGAGTAATAGTCACCGACCTCACTAGATTCAGAAACCCTGATATTGTTTGTACAGCAATGATTGATGTTAATACTGGGGAGTGTATTCGCCCAATGCCTTATTTTTCTAGTAGGGCATGTGCAGATCACAACATTCAACCAGGAGCAATTTTTACAGGAAACTTCACCTTTGATGAAGATGCAGAGAATCCCCATATAGAAGATGCAAGCTACTCCAATCTCATATTCAGAGGCCCTGCTTCATCTGAAGATTTTAAAGAAGTTTTATTAAACTCTCTTTCTAATTCAGTTGAAGATGGCTTTAACTATGAGTTTGAAAGAAATCAAAAACATGTGGATATAAATGATGAGGTTGAATGCTCAATAATTACAATAGAAGTGGATCCAGCTGAACTTCATATTCACGAAGACCAATACAATCCAGGAAAAATCAAACTTAGCTTTACTGATCAAGATGGCCACAGCTATCGCTATCTATCAATAACTGACCGTGGCTTCTATGATTATGCGATAATGCACCAGAATGATGGAGAGCTCGATAGGGTTCAAGATTTCATTTCTAGCCAAGATGAAGTATATTTACGGATTGGTCTAAGTCGTGCCTATAGTCCTGACCATAGAAACGGGTATTGGTTACAGGTAAACGGTATTTATACTTTCCCTGATTATCAGAGAAACATCCGGAGCTATTAAACGAGGAGCTGAATATGGGGAAAATATATACAATAGGCTTTACTCAAAAAAAGGCAAAAGAGTTCTTCAGCCTCATAAACCATGAGGATATAAAAACTCTTATTGATGTCAGATTAAACAATGTTTCTCAACTCTCAGGTTTTGCAAAAAGAGATGACTTGAAATTCTTCTTAGAAAAACTATGTGGTGTTGATTATGAACACGCACCAGAGCTAGCGCCAACAAAAGATTTATTAAATGCCTATAAGAAGAAGGAAATATCTTGGGAGGCGTATGAAGACAGATTCCTCAATCTGATGTCACAACGTTGCATTGAAAAAACTTTAAGCTCTGCACTCATGGATAGCGGTTGCTTACTATGCAGCGAACACAAACCTCATTTTTGTCATCGTCGCCTTGTCGTTGAGTATTTAAACGACAATTCAGAACTAAACCTTCAAGTTAAGCATTTATTCTAAAATGAATGTTGTATTAATACAGTACCCTGAAGCCTTCAACTGCTATGAAAAGCTTGAAAGGAAAGTCGGCAATATCCTATCCAACCTTGACAACTATACAATTGCGACAATTAAAGATCACAATAATCTCATTGCCCGACTTTGCCTTGAAAAATTACCAGATATAAATTTTACAGAGATTGGCCGTCTAAATCTAGAAAGTATCACTCATGCTATTATTTTTGATGATGGTGAAGAATTCTCTGATTTAAGAAAAGAGCTTAAAGAAAAGGGTGTTTTTTCTAGATTTATAAAAATTAAAATCACTCGAGTTATAAATATAAAGAATGAGACAGAGTATAAAGGCAAAAAGAGCACTGAAGACTATGAATACATTGGTAGAGGCTCAAAATGGGGAAACCCTCATTCAATGTATGATGGTGACGGTGACCGTGATGAAGTAATTAGAAAGTTCAAATATGATTTTGACTTTGATAAATTTCCACATCTGAAAAAAAATGAGGTTTATCGACTTGCCGGTAAGCGTCTAGGATGTTTTTGTAAGCCTGCCAATTGCCACGGTGATGTTTTGGCTAATTATTTAAACAGCTGGGATGATGGTGAGTAGCGCTTAACAAATAAATCCAGGTGACGCCTACGGCGCACCTGATTTAGGCGTTAGCATTAAAACATAAATCGTTAAACCATGAGGGAATATGACAAAAAGAGCTAAGCAAGACTTCGTTTTTAAAAAGCATATGTCGGTCGGTGAGGCTGATGCTGAAAACGATAAGCAGTTTTTGGAAGAGTGCTTCGTTGATATTGGTGATTATGAAATCCTAGAAGATACGACTGCTTCACAATCGATAGTTCTTGGAAGAACAGGAATTGGAAAAAGTGCATTATTAGAGCAATTAGAAAAAAATAGTGACACTGTAATAAGAATTGAACCTGAAGAGCTGGCACTTAGACATATATCAAATTCAACCATATTAAACTTTTTTGAGGAATTAGGTGTCAATTTAGATATATTTTACAGCCTACTATGGCAGCACACCTTAGCTGTTGAACTTATTAAAAATAAATACAATATTGATTCAGCACAAGCAAAAACAAATTTTATTGACTCAATTACTGCATTACTTTCTGGAAACCATAAAAAACAACAGGCACTTCAATATATTGAAGAGTGGGGAGATAAATTCTGGATTGACACAGAAACGCGTATTAAGGAATTTACAGATAAGTTAGAAAGAAGCTTAAAATCTTCAATTAATTCTAATGTCCCTGGAGTAAAGGTTAATGGCAAAGCTGAGATTGCTTTATCTGAGGAGCAAAAATCAGAAGTCATACATTACGGAAAAAAAGTAGTAAGCTCCGTTCAAATTGAAAAACTATCCAAAATAGTAAATCTCTTAGCGGAAGATATATTCACTGACCCACAAAACAAAATATATATTCTAATTGATAGATTAGATGAAAACTGGGTGGAGGATGGACTTCGCTATAAGCTAATACGGGCATTAATTGAAACAATTAAAAAGTTTAGAAACATTACACCTGTAAAAATTATTATTACTTTGAGAACAGACCTTTTAGATAGGGTGTTAGATAAAACAAGAGATTCTGGATTTCAGCGTGAGAAATATAACAGTCTCTTTCTCCAGTTGGGTTGGAATAAAGATCAATTAATGAGTGTGCTAGACAGCAGGGTTAATCACTTACTTAAATATAAGTACAAAAGTGGATCTGTTAATTTCAATGATGTCTTTCCTGATAAAATAGATAAAGTTACAGCAGCTGAATATATATTAGATAGAACACTACTTCGCCCTAGAGATGCGATAATGTTTGTAAATGCATGTTTAAATGAATCTCAAGGAAAGTCCGAAATCACATCTTCTATAATAAAGTTAGCTGAAAAATCCTATTCTGTAGATAGGATAGAATCCTTAAAGTATGAATGGTTTGTTGAGCATCCAGCTCTTGATAAATATATTGATCTCTTACATAACAGGAATAGCAACTTTAAAGTTAGCGCAATAACTGATGATCAACTTGAATTTTTAATTCTTGAACTGGCGGAATTTCCAGAAGAAAACTCAGACATAGCTGTTAGATCTGCGTATGCATACATGAAAACAGGATATCCAGCCTCTAAAGCTCATATTGTTCAGTTAAGACAAAATATACTTTATGTTTTATATAAAATTGGAGTTATCGGAATAAAAGTAGATGGGACAAGTACAGTAAAATGGTCTCACGATAGAAGCCAAGACCTAACAGCAAAGAAAATAGAGAACACATCCATCGTATATATTCACAAAATATTATGGCGTGCACTAGCAATTGATAAAAGGTCTTAGTTTGTGAAAAATAAAATAATAATTGCTATACGCTTAGCTTCCGCTTTGCTGGCCACCGGAGCCAATGCAGGATTTTTTTTCAGCTATCGCTAAGGCTCTTTCAAAAAACTCTGACAATGTTGCAGGGCAATCTGCCAAAAGAACTGATGAAATCGCACTTATAGCAAAACAAGCAGACGAAGCCGAAGACTCGCTCCACTCAGCTACATACAATGAAAAAAATAAGGGTCAGGTCTTTCATCGTGCATTGTAG